CATTTGGCGTTGATGGTAAGAAGCTTAAAGCATCTAATACGGTATCTTATCTTCAGCATAAAATTAATTTCAATAACATTAAGGCGCTTCCTATGGCTCGTAACCGTACAGCAGCTATATCTCTACTAAGAGGTCAGACTATTACTAACTGCTGGATCGATGAGTCTGCATTCTTCCAATATCTAGAAGAGTCTTTGCAGAATGGTATGCCTGCACTTACAACTGCATTTAGAAACTGTAGAATGAATGGTGCTCCGCATGGTCTATGTCTTACATCTACCCCTGGCTTCCTTACTACAGAAGAAGGTCAGTATATGTATGATCTCAAGAACAAGATGACTCCATTCTCTGAACTATGGTATGACTTCTCTCTACAGAAACTAACAGAGACACTCAATGCAAACGAAAAGTCTATTTTCGTTTATATCAAGACCACATATCAACAACTCGGTCTGTCTGAGGAATGGCTCAAGGAAAGAATCAAGGAACAGAACCAGAAGTGGACAGATATTAGACGTGAGTTCTTGCTTGAGTGGGCTACATCTTCTGATAACTGCCCGTTTACTCAAGAAGAACTTAGAAATGTTGAGAAGTTTGTTAGAACTCCTATCAAACAAGTCTATATATCTAACTTCCTATTCAATATTTATTCCGAGATCACTCCGAGAGACAAGACATTAATCGGTGTTGACGTGGCTGCTGGATATTCTAAAGACTCTTCTGCTATATCTGTTACTAGTGCACAAACAACTAAGCTAGTTGCAGACTTTAACTGTAACTATATTAACCCAGTTGATCTTGCTGGTGTTATCTTTACCCTAGTAACAGAATACTTGCCCAATTCTCTGGTTACAATAGAGCGTAATGGTGTTGGTACTGGTACACTCGCAAAACTGATCAAGTCTAAGATCAGAAACAATTTGTACTTTGAGATTAAGGAAAGAGTAATTGAAGAGCGTCCAGATGGATTCAAAACTAAAAAGCGGAAACAACTCACCAAGGTATTCGGCGTTGACAATACCAAAGAAGTCCGTGATCAGTTGATGGATCTTTTAACAGACAGAGTACATGACCACTTCGATAAGTTTGTATCTCCAATTCTATATGAAGAATTGAAAAATCTAGAATTTAAAAAGACTGGTCGTATTGATCACTCTGTAAACAGCCATGACGATACAATATTCTCTTATCTATATTCTATCTATCCATTGTATTATGGCAAGAATGTTAGAGAGAATTGGCATATCGATATTCCTACTCTAAGAACTGCGCAAGATGAGGCACAAGAGATCTTCCAAGATTTTGAAGCAACCGAATCTGTAGGTATTGTACAAGATCTTGAAAACCTTAACAATAATGAAATGATCCAATCTCAATTTGCAAAGTTCAACAAGGATAAACTATACCAACAATTCCTACAAACTCAGAAAGAAGAAAACGATAGAGCAATGCAACAGATACTAGCATCTAAGATAGGAAGGCAAGCTTATGCGGATAAATACAATATACCTGTAGAATCACTAGAAGCTAATGATACAGGTTTCAGTATGCTGTCTGCAATAGATAACTTCTATTCTGACTCGGATGATAGTAACGATAATAGCAATTTTGATACTATAACATGGTAACAAGAGAGGGGACTTGAAAGAGTCCCCTCTCTTGTTTGTATATTATAATTATGATAGAGTCGAGATGTGTTTTAACAACTTTCCTCCTCTATAATTGTGGGGTCTTCCTGCGAACGAATTCAGATAGTTCCTTGTGTGAATTGTCACACATAAGGGATATTTATACTATTTGAATATCGAAACCTTCACTTGGCAATCGTCCAACGTGACGTTAAAGCGCGTCGAGGAGGCGCGATCGCTATGACGACATATATTATTGCAAACGCAAAAAACATCCTTCAGGCAGCCGAATTCATCATTCGCGAAGGCGAAGCTCGACTCGGCCGACATTTCGTATTATGGAATGCAGCGGCGCTTGAGGAAGAATTCTTTAGAAGACAAATGCTCCCTTCGGGCTCCGAGCCCGAATGGGAATATTTGGAGGAAGAGATTTCTCTGATTCCTCGACCCCCTAAGATGGGGGTAAAAATTGTTGGAAGACATCGTGTTATCCAAATTGAGGATATCTTCCACTACTCCATTATTAATGGAGACGAGTGGAAGCCCTCTGACCAGGGCAATTATATCAAATATATGGTTTCTCTCGCACTCTTGCATTTAATGCAAGAAGTTGTAGACGGAGAAAACGAAAAAGTAGTTATCGAAATGATTGATTGGTCCCTGGGGGTATACCAGCAACTTCTTGACGAGGCTGGCAATAATCGCCAGCGGCGCAGACCGCGGCGTCGTCGCGGTGGCACCACAACTTAAAGGGCAAAAAACAAGCGGGTCTGTACAACCCGCTTGTTTTTAGTTTATTTGCTGTGATTGCACTCGCCAACGCAACCCTTAAGGCAGCGGTTAGAGCACTGTTCATTGGGAAATTCTTTTTTGTTCTCTTCTTGCTCAGGATCATAGTCAACAATATTAACCAAAATCCAATCATTGGAGAACAGTTCGATCATGGTTTCTTTCCATGGAACTCTACCGAATCTAGAATCTACATATAGATATGGTGCAGTCATCTTAGATTTTTCGGTCGGATATTGAATACGGATGACAACATCCTCGCTCCATTTTGGAAGTCTCATTCCGAGATTATTATTGGTGTTGTTTTTCATTTTCTCGAATGCAGTTCCAAATCCGAGCTTCGTTTCGATTATCTGATATTTCACTGTTCATTATCCTCCTTGGTGAAGTTAGGAACTGTATAGTTCTTGAGCTTTTTGTATGCTCTGAAGCGGATATCCTTTTTATCAGTATTATATCTCGCTTCATAATACATACCATCTGGCAGCGTAGTGCTCAGCATAGCATGTATATTCTTTTCAGCAAAATCCATCGATGTCCATACAATATAGACATCATTGATGCCAAACTGTACATTATCAGTTTTGTCAATATGTTGTGTCACATATTTATGTATAACCTTTTTGATACTATCCCCGTACAAGGTGCTAGAATTGACCGAGGTTGTATCATGATCAAAGATCACACCTGGCGTCGACTGCACATCAGATCCGAACTTTAAGTATACATCAACATACAGCTCGTCTGTGTCGCCGTTATAAGTACACTCATAGAATAAGTTTGGATCTGTTACCTTAGATCTAAGACAGACTTTCCAATTCTGCAGAACTTTTGCAGACCAGACAATGCCAATATCATCCATATTAACAACAGGCCTCTGTCCATTCGTTTGAAACATGTGCATATACCAACCGCCAAGATGGTTGGTTGCTTCGTCACTGTTCTCAAAATCGAGAACCACATTCTTAATTTTTTCCAGCATAGCGAATTCCTCCTTGATTCGTTTAATTAAATGTGGGTACAACAGGGTTAACGATCTCATCGAGTCCAGATGTAGACAAAACCTCGATGCTTCTGATATCGCCTACATTAATGGACACTTGACGAGACTGTCCTTTGTCAGAGCAGTCAATAATGATTGTATCTACATTGAAGTCTGTAATCTTATTGAGATCTACATATGTAGGCATCTCTTCCCAGATCTCTGGTAAACGCACAGTAAATGTGCTTATTCTACCGTTGAATGTTGTCATACCAAAGTTATTGTCGGCTACCGTAACTTTGTAAACAGTATTTTTGTCAACGGTAACTTCTTTGTTTGTTATTTTACCACATCCATCTTGATAACTTAGTGTAATTGTGATGCCCAGAGTCATCTTGGCTTTGGTTGTTAGAAATGAAATCATTGTATACACTCCTTTCAGATTATTAAAATGTTGGGGTGAAGCTGTTATCTTCACCCCTAACATATTATTTTTTTCTCTTGTTTTTCTTGGAACTCTTACGGTTACGCACTGCCTCCATCTGATTGTCAATTGCAATCATGCAGGAATCGATTGCGCTTTTTGTAAATTTGAAAGTCTTGCTATTTTGCGCACTATATGCCAAGCAAGCGATAGAGTTTGACATATAATATGCGTAGATGTGATTGTCCAGGGTCTTTTCTTCGATTGCACTAGTGATATGCTTTTTGACGAAGTAAATAATCGTCTTTGCATATTCTTCAGGAACACCGATAGCCAACAGACCCCTGAGACAGTCAGCAAGAGGTTTAGGCTGGGGTTTGCAAGCCTTGATCGTATCAGCATATTCATACTGCATATCATTCCATCTGTCACGAGCTGTCTTGTATGCTCTGTTGATGAAACCAGGATTATTGGTAATTTCATCAACAACAGCTGTCAATTGACATGCGGCTTTGAACTTTTCAGCGATTGTTCTGAGTTGCTCGGCTTTCTCAGAATTCTCAGCCTGAATCTGATCTGCTTTATCAAGAAGTCCAGTGGTGAATTTGTCGTAAATATCATCGCTGTATTCATCCATCATAGTACCAACGATATTATTCATTGGAGCCATGACTTCTTTGAGCTTTGCATTGAAGTCAGCAATCTCGTTATCAATGTATGTATCATTGACCAGACTGTTGATGAATTCCTTAGCAAAGAAGTTGATCACAGAACGATCAGCACCAACAGATGAAGCACTCGCAAGAATTTCTCTCTTGATCGGAGCAGGGAGAGCCTCAAACACATTGAATTTTTCACCTGCTTTATATCTGTTCATGACGCTAATAAGCTGCAGAGCATCTGCGTCAGAGACATCTTTGTACTTGTTAGTAAGATTCTTGATGATTGCGTCATCAGAAACTTCCAGGTCTGTTGCTGGAAGATCCAGATCTGGATTCTCCTCTTCTTGGGCAACAGCAGTTTCAGTATAAGATTCACCTTCATTTGCTGCTGCTACTGCGGCAGGTAGTCCGAACACTGCGTTCATGATAGCTTTGTTTTTTGGAGTTTTTGGTGTCTCTTTGAAGTTTTCGATAATCTGTTCTGCAGTCACTTCAGTTTCAGCAGTTTCTTCAGGAGCAGAAACCACTTCAGCTTCAACAGTAGGAATATCTGTTGTATTAGCTTTTTGAAACGTGACCTCTTCTGTTTCAGAGATCACTTCAGTGATCACCTCTTCGTCATCTTCTTCGGCCAGGCTAGCCATGATTTCGGCTTCAATCGCAGCCATATCGTCTTTTTCCTCCTTAGCATTTTTATTAATATATCTATCATAGATACCAGCGGCTTTAAGCTCGTTGATCTCTTCGATAGTCAAATTTGGATCTTCACAAATATTTTTAATTATACCATTTGTGATCTCCTGCTCATCTTGCTCAATCTCATAGCGTTCTTGAGCTTCGGTATAGGGCGCTTGTTGGATAGAATCCATGAGTTGCAGCTCTGGATTGTTTTTTCTTGCTGTACACATTTTGTCAATCAGAGATGTAACATCTGCGTCGCTCATGTTATCGATATTCGGCATGGTTATTCTCCTTCCGCTTCATTTTGATAATCATCGTCAGGATCATTATCGGCTACCTGACCAATGATGGGTTGTTGTTGTATCATATCGGCTTGCATCATTTGTTGAATTGCAGACCGAATCTCAGTCAGCAATGTGGGTGTCGCCATTGCTTTAGCGCAGAATTCGTCTTTGTACAGGTCGGACATACCTGTAGGTTGAATGTTTTGGATAATATAGTCCGCCACAGGTATGGAATATACACTGCTCAAAAACTGATATAGATTTATGTCAAACCCAGAGATGTAATATATTACATCTTTGATTCTGGTTATGACAATTGCGGTAACTGGATCATTGTAGATCCTTTTGACACTACTGCTGCTGCTATCTTTGCTTTTCTTATATCTTTCAAGCCCCATATTTGCGTATAGAATATTTCTGTTAGCATAGATATATGTAGAGAAGAATTTTATTATATTCCGAGAATAGCCAGATACAAACAGGTCATACAAATTGTAGGCAATAGAGAATAGGTCTGGTTCATTGCCGACGTACTGCATATTAAATGCGTTACATATCTTGTTGATGATGGTTAGATATGTTTCATGTCTTACGTTCATACAATTTTCCTGATCCGTTGGATATCTGTTCATCATATCTTTGAAGTTCATTTCAAACGAACTTACAATATTCGGATTAGCGCTGACAGGATTATACGAAAACCTGTTTGCTAGATTCCTATCGATTACATCGATAACATATGAATCAGAAAATTGGGACAGTAGTTTTGCTATCTCACCTTCTGCGACCATAGTGAATACTTGGTCGTTACGGTATAGATCGGTCATATTAAACACGCTCCTTTACATGGTTTAATTTATTAGATTGTTAAAGCGTATGTTTAATACAAAAAAGACTCGGGCCTTTGCAGCCCGAGTCTTTGATAAATTAATATGACGCTTTACCCCATTCGTCTGCAATATCAGAATATACAGATCTCCAATGATGCGGATCTTTTAAATATTCTTTCATATTTGGACCAGGCCGTCCGCCAGTGCGCGACTGACAAAATTCGGTAAGGTCCTGCAGGTAATGATAAATCGCCTGAGGTCCGACCTTTTCAAGGACTTCATATGGATCAATACCCCATTTGATAGTGATACCATCATCAATGAGGCAAAACCTCAGTGCTGCCAAGAGCGGCATAATGTATGCATCTGGAACATAGTTCTGGCAAGTCCTCGATGTAAATGTTGTTTCAAACATTGCTGTCAGATCAAATCTGTCAACCTTCCTTGCTCCATAGCATCCGCCAGCTTTATTGTAAAGCTTGGGAATGTTAATTTGCAAATATTCATATAAACTAATGAAGGACGGGAGAAGTGGAATAAGCCGTTGATAAATATTGTTCTCCTCTACATAGAACTTTTCAAATCTGTCAGCTGCGTGCTTTTTACTGTTATATGAATCCGTCGGATGCGATCTGGGTGCAGTTGTACCGCAGCCATAGGATTCTACATCCATACACATCATGATTGCTAGTAACAGCTCGACTTTGACAGGTTCTGGATCGTTCTCAGAATACCGAATGCGTGTAGAATAAGTTTGTTCTTTAAGAACATTCTTAATTTCATCGAAATAACCCAATGCGTTCATAACGCTTATAGATTTTACCGCGACTGTAGTATTTCTAGCAGCGCTAATTTTGACCGCATCGCGGATCATGTCAGGGCCATAGATGATCTCGACCATGACATGAACTCCTTTTGGATACTGTTCATTCACAGTATTAACTATGGCTTTGTAAGTGTGACCTCCGTCGAAGATTCCTCTCTTTTCAAGATTATCGAAATCAAGCTCAACGTAGTTTCGCCGAGTTTTAACTCGGTCACACACAATCTTGATGCCACCATTGAAAAATTCAAACAGTGGATTTCGCTGTTCAAGCGACTCAATAAGTTGCTTGCCGACTTTAGTCTTAAGGTTCTGCCGTCGCGGATTGATATTAAGCGGCAGATCCTTCGGAATGTCTGTCAAATCTACTTTGACAAACACTCTTCCGTTTTGACAATCGATTGTTGAAGGTGGACTTACTTCACCTTTCAGTTTGAAAATGTATTCGCTCATAGGAATGCCTCCATGCGTGTTAAAGTCCGCCGACTTTAGAATATTGGTGAGCTTATTCTAAAGCTCACCAATATTATATATAGGTCAAACCAGATACTTTTACAAAAAAAAGAAGGCGGGAGCTATCCCGCCTTCCTTCAATTATTTATCGTCTGACTTGTTTGATGCAATGGTTTCGTGAATATTGATGTCCTCGTCGTCAGGATCAACTATCAAATTATCACCCAATCTGGTGAGATGGCGTCTCTGCGGATCAAGCTGTTCGTTAACACTCTCGCCATCGCAAATGGAAAGGGTCTTATCGTCGTTTACGACAATAGCAAAATTAATGTTTGCATTTACATTTGTTGCCGTATTGAAAATTTGCTCGATAAAGGCCGCAAGATCTTTACCAGCAGGCTCCTGCCAAGCATCTTTAATATCGATACCGTTACGAATCAGTTTATTAAATGAACCGACTTTCTTGGCAAGTTTGTATTGAATAACATTGGCAGATATAGACGAAACCTTTGAATTGGTATTAGACTTCTTGATTCTTTTGATACCACCAGGCTCTGACAGGGCCTCATTATTGGCGGCATTTTCCTTTGCGGTGCTGTCTTTATTAAAGTCAAGATCGAGATGACCAAGAGCGTTTACCTCAATCTTGAAATACAGACTGCCTTCCTTGATAAGTTTGTTAATATATGCATTGAGTGTCAGACCAGCTGGCTCATTCCAGACTTGCTCTGTCGTTATATTATCATGAACTTGATCATTGAATTTGTTTACCAATCCAATCAGCATATCTTTATCATAGATTCGCTTAGCTTCGGAACCAGCAAATCTGATATACTGACCTTCTTCGCTCAGCTGCTTATTGAACGATTCGACTTTTTCGTTGATATCGTTGTATCTTGCAAAGATAA